TGGCCGAGGCGGTGCAAAATCATGGGGAGTTGCAAGAGCATTATTGATTAAAGGCGCTAAAGTGCCAACTCGTGTCTTATGTGCTAGAGAGTTTATGACTTCTATTAAAGACTCGGTGCATAAATTACTGTCTGATCAAATAGATGATATGGGTTTAAATGGGTTCTATGAGATAACTCAAAACTCTATTAGAGGACTAAACGGCACAGAGTTTGCTTTTGTAGGATTAAAAAACAATATTGCCAATGTTAAGTCGTTTGAAGGTATTGACATAGCATGGGTAGAAGAAGCTCAAACCGTATCCAAGACTAGCTGGAATGTATTGATACCGACTATCCGTAAAGAGAAGTCTGAAATATGGATAACGTTTAACCCTGAATTAGAAACGGATGAAACTTATCAGCGCTTTGTAGTTAATCCGCCTGACCAATCCGTTGTTCAGCGTATTAATTGGAACGATAACCCTTGGTTTCCTGAAACGCTACGATTAGAAAAAGATGCCCTAAAAAATAGGGACTTGCAGGCTTACAATAATGTGTGGGAAGGCTTATGCCGAATTACCGTTGATGGCGCTATATTCGCTAATGAGATGAATATGGCGGAGCTATCAGGCAGAATTACACGAGTCCCTTATGATGCAACCAAATCCGTTCATGCAATTTTTGATTTAGGATGGAGCGACCTAACTTCTATTTGGTTCGTCCAATTCATAGGCATGGAAACAAGATTAATTAGATATTTGCAGGATTCGCAAAAGACTATCAGTCATTATTTAGCAGAAATGCAAAAGTTTGGTTATGTTTACGACACTTTGCACCTGCCACATGATGCAGAAAGCAAAAACATTGCTTCCAATGGCCGTTCTATTAATGACATAGTAAGAGCAGCAGGATACAAAACTAACATTTTACCTAGAGTTCCTGTTGTAGATTCTATAAACGCAGCAAGAACCATATTCAATAGTTGCTATTTTGATAGAGAAAATTGCGAGGATGGGTTACAATGCTTACGACATTACCGATATGAAGTTGATGCTGATACAGGTCAATTTAGTCGAAATCCACTTCATAATATCTACTCCCACGGAGCGGACGCATTTCGTTATATAGGTTTAATGATCCAAGATAAGAAAGAACGTAAAGCTCAAAAATCAACTTATAGTCCTGGCGCAAGCTGGATGGGATAAAACATGGCAGAAGATAGCATTCAACAAAGTGACAACGACCCACGCATAGCAGATGCGATTAAATTTCTACAGTTTGCTAACGAAGCAGACCAAAACAATAGATCAGAAGCTTTAGAAGATTTAAAGTTTGCAGCAGGCGATCAATGGCCTGTTGAAATTCAAAACAGTCGAGTATTAGAAGCTCGCCCATGTCTAACAGTAAACAAAGTTGACGCTTATTGCCGTCAGATTACTAATCAAATGCGCCAACAAAGACCACGCATTAAAGTGCATGGCATGAATAACGAATCAGACGCAAGAATGGCAGAAATCCTACAAGGTATATGCCGACACATTGAGAATCATTCTGATGCAGACCAAGCTTATGACAAAGCTGGTGACTTTGCAGTAAGAATGGGTTGGGGTTATTGGCGTGTTACTACAGACTATGTTCGTAACGATTCATTCGATCAAGAAATCTACATCAAAGCTATTGACAATCCTTTTACCGTTTACTTTGACCCTAATTCTGTTATGCCTGATGGATCAGACGCAGAAACAGTTTTAATTACTACAGTCGTATCTAAAGACAACTTCCGTAAAATGTATCCTAAAGCCGAAACAGAACAAGGTTTCACAATGCGTGGCACAGGTGACACTAATCCTGAATGGGTTATGAAGGAAGATATTAGAATTGCTGAATACTTTTATACAGAACGCAAAGCTATTAAAATTCATTTACTATCAGACGGCTCAACTGTTAAATCAACTGAATTACCTCCACAAGATGTATTAGACACAGCAGGCATTACTATTGTTGAAACTCGTGATTCTTTTGAGAAAAAGATTAAAGTATGCAAACTAACTTCTATGGAAGTATTAGAAGAAGGCGAATGGGCAGGTAAATATATTCCTATCGTTCCTGTGTTTGGTCAAGAAACTGTGGTAGAGAACAAAAAGAAAAAGTTTGGTATTGTTCGCATGGCTAAAGACCCACAAAGAATGTATAACTTTTGGCAAACATCCCTTACTGAATCAGTTGCATTAGCACCTAAAGCTAAATGGCTATTGGCTGAAGGTCAAGATGAAGGCCATGAGAATGAATGGGCTATGGCTAACATTAAATCTATGCCTGTTTTGCGTTATAAGCAAAAAGACATTGATGGTCAACCAGCGCCTCCACCACAAAGATTACAACCTGAACCACCTCCAGCTGGCATTATGGCTGCGGCTCAATCTATGACTACTGACTTAATGCAAGTAGTAGGTATATTTGATCCAAGCCAATTACCACAAGGCAATATTTCAGGTAAAGCATTACAAGGTCAGCAACAACAAGTTGACATGACTAACTTCCATTACTATGACAACTTAACTCGTTCTATCCGTCAAACAGGTCGTATCATCCTTGATCTAGTTCCAAAGATATATGATAGAGAAAGAGTATTAAGAATTATTGGTGACGATGGCAAACCTGAAATCCTAACTATTAATCAGTATGGCCAAGACGAAGAAGGTATTAGCAAGATTCTTAATGATGTAACCGTAGGTGAGTATGATGTTGTTATGGATACAGGCCCAGGCTATAACTCTAAACGCCAAGAAGCAGTTGAATCTATGATGGCTTTATTTGCAGCTGATCCTAGCTTAATCCAACAAGCAGGTGATTTATTAGTAAGAAACATGGACTTCCCAGGCGCAGAAACAATTGCTGATAGGTTAGCCGTTAATAACCCATTAGCTAAAGTTGACGATAAGTCTAAAGTTCCACCAAGAGTTCAAATGCAACTCCAACAACTCCAAGCACAAAACCAACAATCACAACAAGCTATACAACAGCTTCAAATGATGATTACACAACGTCAAGATATTGAAGGAGTCAAACAAGATGCAGAAACTAAACGTAAACTTATGGATGTCACAGCTAAAGCTCACGACACTGAATTGCGTGAAGAAACTAGCAAGCGCAATACAGACACTGATAACAGCACTAAAATTGAAATTGAACACCTTAAAGCGCAAGTAGCGATCCTATTAGCAAACATGGATCACCAACAAGCACACCTCGCAAGCCAAGAAACCACTGAAAGGGCAATATAATGGCATTAGTAACCAGCAAAACCAAAGCGGAACATGACCGTCAACACATGGAAAAACAATCAGGTAAAAAATCGTCTTACGATGAGCCTGATTACGACAAAATGAGTGGTGACGCTAAAGAATTAGTGCTTCACGCTGATAATAACGAACATTTATATAAATCAAGCCATATACCTATTGTTAAAAATCTTCAAAAGAAAATGGCAAAAGGTCAATACGACCAAGAGAAAGCTCGCAAACTATGGGGTTATCATTCTGATCGTGCTGCACAGTCATATCATAAAGAACATGGTTCACATGATAGCAAGTGGCATGAAATGTTCCCTGTTCCAACTCGCAAAGAAGCTGCTCATCACTTTGAAAGTATGCACAGAGAACAAGTTGAAGATCCAACAAACTTTAGCGATAAAGAATAGCAATTGATTAGTAAGTAGTTTTGTAGTATAAAGCAACAATCTACCAATGGAATCATTGGGTAAAAATCTTGGAGTCATCCATGTCAGAAAAAGAAGCAGGAAGTGTAGTAACTTCTGCTAACGCAGAAGAGTTTTATGCAAACAGATTGGGTTTAGCTGAAGAAGCACCTGTTGAGGCTGTAGAAGAAAAATCCGCAGAGCCAACAGAGGAAGCAAACGATCAGAGTGAACAGCCAACTGAAGAAATAGAAACAAAAGCAACAGAAGAGAAGAAACAAAACCCCAAGCTTGAGAAAAGATTTTCAGAACTAACAAAGCAACGTGAAGAAGCTCGCAAAGAAGCGGCTAAAGAACGTGAAGCTCGTGAGTCTTTAGAAAGTCGTATTAAAGAGCTAGAAGGAAGAGCTGAACCGAAACCTGTAGAGGAAAACGTTAAGCCTTCGCCAAGTCAGTTTAATGACGCGTTTGAATACGCTGAAGCATTAGCTGAATGGTCGGCAGAAAATGCCCTTTTGAATAGAGATAAAGCCGAAGCTGAACGAAAAATTCAAGATGAACGACAACAAGTCATTAAATCTTGGAATGATCGATTAGTTAATGTTAAGGCGGATTTACCTGATTATGATGAAATGATTGCCTCTGCATCCGACATAACTGTCAACGATGCAATAAGAGATGCAATGTTAGAGTCTGAACAAGGCCCTAGAATACTTTATCATTTAGCAGAAAATCCCGAGCTAGCAGAAAAGTTAAATACTCTATCAACAGTGAGCGCCCTTCGAGAAATTGGAAAGTTGGAAGCAAAGTTTGAGGCTAGTGAAACACCTAAAGATGCCAAAACTGACGCTGAAACTAAACCTTCTATTGCACGCAGCAAAGCACCTGCACCAATTAGTCCTATAAAGACGAGTTCAGCAGTTGCCGATGTTGGAGTAGGGTCAGATGGTGAATTCCATGGCACTTACCAACAATGGCGTGAATCTCGCAAAGCAGGAAAAATTAGGTAGCAGGATATTAAACTCTTAAAATAAGGAAATATCATGGCTAATAATTTACTAACCATTAGCAAGATCACCAACGAAGCGTTGATGGTTTTGGAAAATGAATTAACATTTACTTCAGAAGTTGATCGTAACTACGATGACCAATTTGCTGTTGTAGGTGCAAAAATCGGTAACACTGTAAACGTTCGCAGACCTGGTCGTTTCATCGGAACAACAGGCCCAGCATTAAACGTTGAAGATTTCAATGAAACTTCAGTTCCTGTTACTTTATCAACACAGTTTCACGTTGACACACAGTTTACAACTCAAGACCTAGCATTATCTTTAGATATGTTTAGCGACAGAGTTCTTAAACCAGCTGTTGCAGCGATTGCAAATAAGATTGATCGTGACGGTCTTACAACTGCTAAAAACAACACAGCAAACATTGTTGGTTCAGCAGGCGTAGCTCCTACAGGTTTAATCACTTACTTATCAGGCCAAGCATATCTTGATTCTGAAGGCGCTCCTAGAGATGGCCGTAGATCATGTATCGTTGAGCCATTTACATCAGCAACTATTGTTGATAGCTTAAAAGGTCTTTTCAGTCCACAAACTGCAATTGCAGCTCAATATACTAAAGGTTTAATGGGTCGTGATTCAGGTGGTATGAATTGGAAATTAGATCAAAACGTTGTTTCACAAACTTTTGGTTCTTATTCAACTGCTACATTAGCTTGTGCTACTACAACAGCTACAGGTTTCTTAACAAGCGGTTGGGCTTCAACTTCAACTATTGCATTAACAGCAACTACAGCTACAGCAGGTTTGAAACAAGGTGACGTGATTACTATTGCAAACGTTTATGCAACTAATCCACAAAATCGTCAATCTTACGGCAAACTTCGTAACTTTGTTGTTACTGCTGACGTTACTGTTGCTACATCAGGCACAACTTCTGTAACTGTATCACCTGCTGTTATATCAGCTGGTCAGTTCCAAAATGTGTCTATCTTATCAACTTCTGCAACTGCTGTTGTTACACCATTCAACAACACAGGTATTGTTTCACCACAAAATATCATTATGCACAGAAATGCGTTTACATTAGCAGTAGCTGATCTTGAGCTACCTGACGGTGTTCACTTCGCTGGTCGTGCATCTGATAAAGAAATTGGTTTATCAATGCGTGTTGTTCGTCAATACACAATCAACAACGATAGTATCCCTACTCGTTTAGACGTATTGTATGGTTGGGCGCCACTCTACCCTGAGTTAGCTTGCCGAGTAGCAGCGTAATTAATGTAACGGTGAAGGGGCGTAAAAACCCCTTCTATTAACTAAACAAAAAGGAAAATATTATGGCTACTTCAAATCCAGGCCCAGCAATAACCCAAGGTGGACACCCACAAGTATTAGCTACTAATCAAGCATTAAGATTGTTAGCAGTTGCTACAGGTGTAAACGCTAATGCAACAGGTGATACAGTTTTACCTATCATCGATTCATCTTCATACTCTGTTAAATTTGTTGTTGCAACTAATGCTTCAGTAAGTTTAAGTTCAGCTGCCGCAGGTGTATTTACTGCACCGTCAGCAGGTGGAACAGCAATTGTGTCTAACGCAGCTTTATCTGCTTTAACAGGCTCAACTGTTGTATCAGAAAGAACTGTTGCTTCTACAGCTGCTCAAACAGGTCAAAACTTATATGTAAACGTTGGAACTGCACAAGGTGCGGCTGCAACATTCGACATTTATGTTTATGGCTATGACTTCACAGCTCTATAAGCAATTAAAGTAATAAGAGAAGAAGCCATTAAATTTCTAATGGCTTTTTTTCCATGTATAGTATAATTAACCATATCTAGTTTCTAGATTTCTTTGCAAAGGAAAAATCATGTCAAAAACAACTATTAGTCGTGGCAATGTATTAGCGCACACGATTGTTCAACTCACATTACCAAGCACGACATTCTCTACAACATCAACTGAAGTTACTCTT